TATTAGAAGATGATGCCCAGGAGGTAATCCAAAAAACTAGCTATCAAGCGTTAAATTTGAGTGGAGGTAATAATATGACAGAAATTCAAAACGAAGAAACAAAAGAAGAAGAAACACCTGAAGAAGTAACTGAAGAAGTAACTGAAGAAGCAACTGAAGAAACAACTGAAGAAACAACTGAAGAAATAAAAGAAGAAACAACTGAAGAAGTGAAAGCAGAAACAGAAGAAGCAACTGAAGAAGCAACTGAAGAAGCAACTGAAGAAGTTAAAGAAAATGAAGAAACAGAAATAGTTGAAAATCAGTTAATTGATAACGAAAAAAAAGAGTTTCTTGAGAATCAGTCAAAAATATTTGACGAGAAAAAACAAGAACTTAAAAAAGTATTAATTGACAATAAGCATTTCACGGCAGAAGAAGTTGAAACGTTTTCTTTTTCAGTTTTAGAAAAAATCAATAACTTGATTAAACCAAAAGATTACAGTGGCAATGGATCAAGCTTAGTTGAAAACAAAGAACAGTATAAACCAACAGGGTTTATCGAACGATTACAGGAGGTTAAATAATGTCAGAGAACACAATTTGTTTAAAAACAAACGGCAATCCTTTCAGAAAAGAAGGGAAAGCACAAGGTGCAATTACACCAGGAGATTTTATTGAGCGAGCCAGCGATGGCGATTTTATCCGTCATACAGCAGTAGGAACTAACTCTTTATTATATGCAGTTGAAAACACTTCAAACGGGGGCGGAATTGATGATGATTACGCAACAGGCGACAACGTTTTAGCAAATTACGCTCAATCTGGTGACGAAGTATATGGGTTTGTAGCCCCTTCAGCAGTAGCTATTGTTATTGGTGATCCTTTAGAGTTTGACGGTGCAGGTGGATTCAAGAAAGACGCAGACGGATCAAACACGCAAGCATACGCATTAACAGCAGTTGATAACAGTGCAGGAAGTTCAAAAGCACGTATCAAAGTAGAAATTTTATAAGGAGGATTTAAGATGTTTATATTTAACGAAGAAACAGGAAAATTAGATATTCAAAAGATGAGAACTAACGGCTCATTGCCGACAGACGCATACAAGTTTTTTGATGATGCTTTAGTTAAAGTTGCTAAACAGGAATTAACGTTAGTCCAAGATTTAAACGAGTATGGGCTTGTAGATAACAGCTTAAACTTAGGTGATACGATTGTATCGTATGACAAGGTTTCTGATATGTCACCAGCTGAGGTATCAATGGATGGGATCACACGTTCACAAAATGGGGCATTATCATTCACAGAAGCAGGTGTTCCAGTACCAGTTTTCAGAAAAGATTTTTCTTTAACTGAAAGACAAATTCAAGCGACATCTAGACTTTCAACTACTGGTATTGAAGTTGCAACACGAGTTGTTGCTGAATCAATCAACACTACATGTTTAAATGGATATGGGCGTACAGTTGACAGTTTTCAATTATATGGATTGAAAAACCAACCAAACGTAAACACTGTAACTATATCTAATTCATGGGGCGGTGGAAGTGAAACACCGTTAGCTAACATTGAATCTATGATCCAGCAGTTACAGAATGACGGTTATGGTTATGCAGAGAATTCTTGCGTGTTGTATGTATCACCAGATAATTGGGGCTACATTGACCAAGATTACAGCACAACTAAAGGGGAAAAGACATTTAAAGAGCGTTTTGAAGCTTATGCCCCAATAAGAAAAGTTCAGTTAGGTACTGGATTAGCTGATGGCGAATTGTTGTTAGTAGAAATGCGTAGCGATGTAATCGAATTAAAAGTGGCTCAAGATTTAACATTCTTTGAGCAACCAAAAACAGATGCTATGATTTCTAACTTCACAGTTCTAGGAGCTATGGCCTTAGTTGTTAAATCAGATTCTAATGGTAATTCTGGAGTTTGTTACGCATCAGGAGCGTAGTTAGTAGATAATGGCTAAAAAATATAGTTATATTATTAGCGGTAATCATACAGATAGCGAGGGAAATTATTTCCCTCGCAATTCTGTTATCAAGCTAACAGAAGAAGAAGCAAGTAAACCAATTTTTGAAAACAAACTTACAAAAGTTGAAGTTGAAGAAAAGCCGAAAAAGAAACAAGTTAAAAAGAAACAAGAAGTACAAGAAGAAATACAAGAAGAAGTAAAAGAGGAAGTTTAAAAAATGGCACGCACCACTGATACCGAGGTTAAAAAGATAATAAGTTTAAATACAGTAACGGATACTACGCCGTTCATTGACACTGCTAACTTATTAGTCACTAAATATCTTGGTAACAGTGGTTTAAGTGATGATGAATTAACACAAATTGAAAAGTATTTAACAGCTCATTTATTGACGTTACATAATGATGAAAGGCAATTAAAGACCCAAAAACTAGGCGATGCAACTGATACATACGCTGGGGGTTTTGGTAAAGGTTTAGAATTTTCACAATTTGGGCAAATGGTATTAATGTTAGATAGTACTGGAACGATGCAGGGGTTAGGTGGTAAAAAAGAATCGTTAAGCGTAATCAACGTAAATGACTAAGTATTTTGATACGGCTACTTATTGGGCAAGTAGTGGGGGCTTAGATGCTTACGGTAATTATTCAACGTACACATCACAGTCTATTAATGTGAGATGGGAAGATAAATCAGAATTGTATGTTACGGCTGATGTAGGGCAAGAGTTACGCAGTAGTGCAGTGGTTTATACTAAAACAGAGATAGATGTAAATGGATGGTTGTATTTAGGTCAATCAAGCGAAACATTACCCAAAAGTCAAGCAGGGGCTAAGCAAGTGATGAAAGTAAATAAAATGAAAAGTTTGAAAGGTGACAATATAATCTATAAAATAATGTTATGAGTTACAAAAGTGATAATTTAGTTAAAAATTTAAATGATTTTATAAAAACCCAAGAGGCTGTAACTAAGCAAGGGTTATCTAAGGCTTATGACTACATTAAAGAAAGAACGATACAGATTACCCCAAAGGATACTGGTAATTTGAGAAATAGTTTTTATAAAACATTTTTGATAACACCCAAAAAAAGGATAGCTATTGAAATAGGAAACAATGCCAAGTATGCCTTAGCTGTTCACGAAAATTTAAATGGTAGATTTAATGTTGGTGAGGCAAAGTTTTTAGAACGTGGAATTTCTCGAAATATTGAAGCAATTAAAAAAATTATAAGCTCAAGGTTAAAAGTATGACTCAGAAAAATGCTAGTTACGATTTAAGAGATTACTTGATTAATGATTCAGGGGTAAGTCTTAATATATTTGTATCAAAAGAACCCGATACGCCTATAGAGTGTATTACGTTATATAATTACAGTGATTCTGATCCAGATCCAAAGTTTAGGATTGATTATCCGTCAATTCAGGTAAGATCAAGAGCGACAACGTAC